GAAATCTGTAATGACTTCTTATGACATTTTTCTCCCGCAGGAAGCCGTGGACTCGGCCCCTGTCAGGCGTGTGCTTAACTTCGGCTGGATAGACGCAGTTGAGCCCACGGTGCTGTACCCCACTTGGTTCCGAGAACATTGGAAACTCGTGGCTTGTACGGCCGGAGCGACTATCGCTGGTGTTTGGCTTGCCAAAGCCAATGGGGATTTCCTAACGGAAGTCGTCAAGCAACCAGTAGTTGGCTATGTGAAGGACAAGGTACGTGCGTTGTTTTCGAGGACGGTGGCTGTTTGTCAGACACCCATGCTCGCTGACGCACACCGGGAAGCCTTCCGGCAACTAGTGGTTAGGAAACTTGATGCTTTCGAGGGATCTGCACATTCCCATGATGAGGCTGCCGCAGACCGAACATCTTCTAATGACGCCATTGATGGTTTCATCGACAAAATTGGTTGTAAACCCTACAGTATATCCATGTCTCATCGGGATGTGCGGTCGGGGAATGACGGTGCTCGCGATATATATGTGGCTAAGGATGTTGCTATTGGCTATACAGAGGATAAGGTGAAAAAGAACACTGTGTTTAAGATGATTGACGTCGTCTGCCACATGTCCAAGTATCAACTGTCCAGTTTGGCTAAAAGGATGCGACCCATTGTTATGTATGACTTCGTGCCCGTCCGACCATGCGGTCAACTCTCCAACGCCCAATACACAACACTGGGCGATGGTAGAGTTTTGGTTACCGTTGATGGAGGGGGTAGGTACATCCACGAGTTGTGGGATTTCGACACTGATTGTATCTGCTTCGATTATTGGAATGGTACCGCGATCTACATGGTCGAGGCTGTCCGTACAAACGACCCAAACAGGCGTATCATCGGCTTGTTCCCAGTCACGTTCGTCTACGGCCCGGTTGGTTGGTTCATATCTGGAATGAGATTAGGTCGAAGATTTGTTGCTGTCCCGTCTTACATCACAAAGCCGGGCTCATTCTTTTCACAGCGTGTAGACTTAATCATCACCAGATACAACAACACGGAGGGCGAGCTAAGGGCCTGCATTTCGCAGGCTGGGATGTATCATTGCATAGATTTGCCGGACAAGCGCCTCGTAGCTATTATTCAAAGAATGGTGAATAAGGAGCGGCCTGAGATCTCGGATGTGGAGCGAATGCTGAGGGACATGTGTAAGGAGCAAGATGCGATGACGTACGCGCCATTGCTGCACTCCATAGGCATATCCGCAGCTGTGTTTTTGGCATTTCGAATAATGACTAACACTGGGCAGGCGGCCCAGAAGCCCCACATACGTAGCCCCAACTACCAAACGCTGGAGGGTTTGGACACTGAGGATGGTAAAGATACCACCCGTTACATTGGTCCGACCTTCATGCCGGGTAATGTTGGACCAGCTAAGTCCTACAATAACGACAGATGCTTCGTGAAGAACCGTGTAGAAAAGGTTCGTAACACCGAGCCGAATGTACCTGCGATCTTCCGCAAATACGCCGCGGAATTTCGTGGCTTCCTTGTGCCTGAATACAAGGTTCATACTGGTGTTCCTTTTCCCATCGAACAAATCCTGGAATGGCAGAACCGCCCAACTCAGCTGGATGGCTGGGAAGCGGCGAAGTCAACATCTGGGATGCATAAGTTCATGGTCAAGGTGTTTCAGAAAGCGGAAACCTACGGTAAACTTGGTTACCCACGCGGCATCAGCACAGTTAATGCTGACGATAGAGTCAGATATAGCTGTTACGTGTACGCGTTCTATTATGGAATAATGAAATATTGTCTCTGGTATGCTTTCGGGTTGAACCCGGTTGATCTGGCGGCTGCTGTACACAAGATGGCACAGGACGCGAGCTTCATTTATGAAACCGATTATTCAAATTGGGACGGCACTCATAGCCTTTTCAATTCCGAGAATCAATTGGCCATACTGCTCCGTTACTTTGCACCTTGTTACCATGCTGAAATCACCAGGTTGCACGAGAGTGGGTTATTCCCAACCTGTATTACCACTTTCGGCGTTGTTTACAACGCTGAGGCCGCACAGTTGTCTGGTCGTGCGGACACTGCATTGTTCAATTCCTGTAACAACAAGAGCAATGATTACATCGCGCGCCGAGTGGCGGGCTCACCACCCGAAGTGGCATATAAGGCCCCTGGTATCTTTGGTGGAGATGATGGTGCCACCACGGATATTGACGTCAAGTCGTACGAGCGGACCATCAAGCGCCTTGGACATACTCTCAAGGCAAAGGTTGTTCCTAGGGGGCATCCTCTAGGTTTTCTCGGGCGTATTTACCCCGACCCATCAAGTAATAACTGGTCGTTCTATGACCCGAAGCGTTGCATTATGAAGCTCGGAGTCACTACTTCACCGGTTATTGTTCCCGATGGGCTGTGTTTAGCCAGGAAAGCTGAGGGCCTCTTGGTCACGGATCCACTAACCCCGTTCCTTTCTAATTGGGCGAGGGCTGTTGCTAGGCTGTACCCACAGTACATGCATATCAGCAATCCCTGTGACGCCTTAGTGAAGAGGGACCGTTCGTGGTTTTCCCAGTACCATGTGGATGTGCAATTTCCACAGGAACCCGACCAGTCCATGACTTATGAGTTCATGGCCATGCAAATGGATGTGGGCGTTGACGAGCTCAAGGAATATTGTGCGCAATTGGACGATGCCAAGTGTTTGGCTGACTTCCCGATTAATTGCTTTGCACATATTGAAACCCCGGTCAGCGTGCCTGCAGTGCTGGATGGTGAAGTTGTGCGGCCCCCGGTCATAAATGAACCCACAACAAGCCAAAATGCCCAAAGAGTTGTCCCTACCGCGCCCCCAGCGCCAGTTCGGAACCCTAGGCCGGCCAATCGAGGTATACCTCGCTCAGGACCGGGCGCAAGCCCGCGCCCTAATCGCAGCCACGGAAACGCTGCGAATGGCCCACGCCAAGGCCAACGCTCAGGCGCAAATTCCCCCGCCACCCGTGGCCGGGGATCCGCGCAGTAAGTGAATCTTCACTTCCGGTTAAAGCCCGGCAGCC